TGAAATTCGTAGGAGTTTAATCTACCTGCAATTCACAAATAACGGGGGGAGCAATCCCCCCTTATTTTTAACCGCATGAAATACAAACCAAAACCAAAACCGACATCACGGCCCGGAGGCTGCAATTGTGGTGGTCGATAATTTTTCATTATGCCAACAACCTGTCTAACCGATTTGATATTCGTGCCCGATGGATGCACGTCAACGCCCAGTAACAAGGTGTCATTGGCTACGCTGCCCGGCTTTGACTTATACCAAGCCGACTACGTTAGTGATGCCCAACAATCCAGCGGCTACGATGTAATGACCGCTGCCGTTGAACGTGCTGGCGATAAAATTGTCAGCGACTTTAGGTCTTTTATGGACATTAAAGGTCGGTTCAATTCGGTAGTTGACAAAGGCACAATAGGCTTCTTTGATGAGAATAAGTCAAACGATGCTGCCAAGGTTGGCAAATATGCTGGGGTTGAGATATTGGTTAGCGATTACCCATATTTGAAATTCAACCTAAACAGCGTTTCGATATTTTTTGCCGGGGCGGTTACGGATAACATCTACGTAATTGACATTATTCAGGGCACGATAATCGACACCATACCATTTACATCGGTTGCTGGGCAGATTACTGAGGTACTGATTAACAAAAGCTACCCGACCAACGGCCAAGACCTTCATTTAATGGTTGCCGTTGACGCTGGCATATCTGCGGCATTTGACACTTGGATAAACCCAACCGCCTGTGCAAGCTGCACCAAAGGGCGGCGGTCAAGATTCAGTGACCTATTGTTTACAAGGGCGGTTGAAACAAGCAAAACAGGTTCGTTAACTGACACAAATTTGGTAGGGATTGGATATACCCACGGCGTTAGCCTTAATTATTCAATCGAATGTGACGATAATACTTGGCTTTGCCAATTTTCAAATCGGCTTCGCAGGGCAATGCTGTACGCTTCGGGGGTTGAATTGATGGATGAAATCTTGTTCAGCGACAGGCTAAACAACGTAACCACAATCAACAAAGAAGACGCCAACGAAAAGCGCAGCCTTTACGTTCAGTATTACAACAGCGAAATGCAGACCTTGTTGGCTAATTTGCGGCTACCAAATGATAGGTGCTACACCTGTACCCCAATGGTCGTGAACCGAGTAAATATCCCGTAAGATGAAATCTACCTTTGCATACATTTCAGCATCAATACTTGCATTTTTTGCACCAGTTGCTGGCATCATGATTGCCGTTGGCGCATTCATTACCCTTGACACCTTGCTTGGGGTTATGGCCGCCCAGAAAATGGGTGAGAAAATCGAAAGCAAAAAGCTGAGCAAGGTAGTTTGGAAAATGGTGATGTATCAATCGGTAGTCTTGACCTTCTTTGTAATGGACGTTTTCATTGTTAGTGACCTTCTTGGCCAGTTCGTGAATACATCTTTTGTGCTGACCAAAGCGGTAGGCGTTGCGTTAATCGGGATTGAGTTTAAGAGCATAGATGAGAATATCGAAAAAATGACGGGTACAACGCTTTTAAAGAGGCTGTACGACATCATTCGCAAGGGCAAGGGGATTGTATCGAAAATCAAAGAATAAGCCCTTAGAAACGAATTAATACTTTATTTGTTACAACAGCCCCACATCGGGGCTTTTTTGTTTTAACACTTTTTAACACTTGTTGTTGATTTCGTGTTGAAATAACTATTAGGTTTGCAGTACAAATTTCATTAACCATTAAAAAACACACACAATGACAACTTATGAAGTTACAAATCAGCAGCTATTCGATGCGAAAGTTGCAAACATCAATCTTGATGGCGTTAGAGGCGGCAGTTACGGCTATGCTTTTATGGGCTGCATCGACATTGTCGAGAAAAAAAATAGCGGCAAAATCATTCACCATTCGCACGATGGCGAACATGCCTTTAATGATTTTGAAGAAGATTACGGTTTTGTCCTTGTTAAAGTAGAAGAAATTTAAGCCATGAAAATAACCTTAATCGAATCGCCCCTTGTAGGCGGCAGCAAAATCCAAATTATCGGCAAGCCCGACAAAGGTCGCCCGATACTATTCGCCACATTAAGGTCGCAGCCCCCGTTGATACCCAGCGAAATGGTAATGCGCCAAGCAAACATCGTTCTTTCTAATTTAATCACCTTTTACAAACAAAACCCATGACCTTGAAAGAACTTTTAATCAAATTAGACGCTTGCGAAGAAGCAAGAGAATGGGCAAGAGATATGCCTATCGAAGAAATAGTTTCAACCTGCCACCGAGGAGATTGGTTGCTGTGGCTTGCCAAAAAAGTTGATGTAGATTTACGCCTTCGCACGTTGGCGAAAGGGCATTGTGCAAACACAGTTAGGCACTTAATGACAGACGAGCGAAGCATAAAAGCTGTTGATGTGGCTATTGCGTTTGGTGAAGGTAAGGCTACACGTGAAGAGTTAGATGCTGCTGCTTATGCTGCTTATGCTGCTGCTGGTGCTGATGCTGCTTATGCTGCTGCTTATGCTGCTGATGCTGATGCTGCTTATGCTGCTGCTGCCGCCAACCGCCAACAAGCAGCCGACATCTGCCGAAAGTATATCGGTGAAGCCTTAATCGAAAAAGTAAATCAATTATTAACCAAGTAAAACAAAACCCATGAACAAAAACAACGGCAAAGTAAACATTCACGGCAGGGAGTACGAAACAGTAGCCCTGCGTGTGCAAAAGTTCAAGGCGGCATGCCCTGACCATTCATTAACAACTGAGGTGCTCACACGTGATGAAGATTGCGTAGTTATGAAAGCAAGTATCTTCAACCCCGAAGGGCGGTTAGTAGCAACTGGCCACGCTGAAGAATATCGCAAGGCATCCAGCATCAACAAAACATCGGCTTTAGAAAACGCTGAAACATCGGCAATCGGTAGGGCATTGGCAGCCTTTGGCCTTGGAGGTACTGAATTCGCTACCGCAGATGAAGTGGCAAATGCCATCGGCCAGCAAAAGGCACAGGCGCAAACGGCCGCACCCGTAGTAATTGACTTCTTGACGCTGCCCGATCCGCAGCAAGAATTGGTCAACACCTTGTTCGACATCAGCCAACAACTGCCCGAGGTTAGCAAAGAAAAGGCCAACCCGTTTAACGATGCTGATTGCATCAATGTAAAATCTTGGGCCAAAGATGAGGCAACAGTGAAGAAGGCTATTGATATTTACACCAAACAATTGAAGTGATGCAAGATTTCAAAATCAGATGCAGTGCCATTGGTCAAATTATGGCCAATGGCAGGGGTAAAGATACGGCTGGAGCAACGTGCTATTCATATCTGCAGGACTGGATTGTCGAGCAGATATACGGGGTGCGCAAGCAGATTGACAGCCGCCCAATGGAGAAAGGCCGAATGGTCGAAGATGAAGCCATTGAATTCGCCGGGCAACACCTTAACTGGTTTATGCCCGAAAAGAACGAAACCTTCTTTGAGAATGAGTTTTTGACTGGAACGCCCGATGTTATTCACGGCAACACCGTTGTTGACATCAAATGCCCTTGGGACGTGTTTACCTTCCCAATGTGGGAAAGAAACCCACCGAAAGGATATTGGTATCAACTGCAGGGGTACATGCACCTGTTGGGGCTTAAAAGGGCCCAGTTGGTTTACGTTTTAATGCCGACACCTGAAGAACTTGGCGGCATCCAACTTGACCTGACCAATATCCCAGCCAAATATCGGCTGAAGGTATTTGACATTTACTACGATGAAGCAACCATTCAGGCCATTTACGAACGGGTGCAAATGTGCCGCAACATTATCGAAGTTGAACTTTTACCACAATTACAATGACTGAACGACAATTTGAACGCTACCTGTTGAAACAGGACAATGATGGCTTACTGAAGATTCGCACCGAAATTGACCGAATAATCAACAGCCGAAACGATGAATTCTTTAAGATGCATTTGCGCACCGAACACCAGCGGGCGGTTATCAAAGCCGCCGCCGATTACTGGGGGTTACCTTACGAAGCCGCATACAGCAAGCGAAGGTTTCGAGAGGTTAAACACTTCAAGCACGCCATGAGGTTTGCGATGCGATGCGCTACATCAATGAGCCTTCAAGACATCGGCAAGATGCTGAACTGCGAGCATGCAACGGTCATGCACAGCATAAAGTTTGTTCAGGATTCTATACTGGCTGACCCACAATACTACATGCGCTGCATCGAATTTTGTGAGCATATCAAAATGGTCATGCAAGAATTGGATTTGAATAAAAATACACCTATCTTCACGTCAATAAATTACAACTAAACACACACAAAACCATGAGAAAAGAACAATTAGAACAGCTTGGCTTTGAGCAAATCAAAGACGGCAGTTGGGCCCAGATGATTCGGCCAACCTACTTAGATGTACCGATTATTGTTAGGTCTTACCCCGACAAAGAAACGGCAACCGCTTCGATTGCCATTACTCAAAATGGGCAGAAGGGCGAGCTGATTATCGGCACGTGCGCCAATCGGGCGGCAGACCTTAAGCATCTGCTATCTTGGCTGTCGATGGATGGCAAAGAAATCGGCCAGCACATCGTGTCAAAAGCAATTCAACGTAAGAAACTAATCAAAACCAAATAACCATGTTACAACTACAATTAATCGGCCGTATCGGCAAAGACGCTGAGTTAGTCGGCAAAAACAAAGACATCACTACCTTTTCGGTAGCGGTTGGCAAAGGCGAAGAAACCCAATGGTTTCGTTGCACGCTGTTCGGTCGGGACGGCAAGCCTGCTGGGGTTGCTAAATTTTTGAGCAAAGGCACACAAGTGTACATCAGCGGTCGCCCTGTGCTTGATGTTTACAAGGACAAAGAAGGCAACGACAAAATCGGCAACGACATCAAGGTTTTAGTAAACCAAGTAGAACTGCTTGGTGGCATGCGTACCGAAACTGGCGGTGGCCGTTTACCTGAGATGCAAACCGATGGCGAGAACCTGCCATTCTAAAATAGTGTGTTAGGTGTGAATTGCCCCGGCCGAAAGGTTGGGGCTTTTTCTTTTTATGCCCAAGTGTTAAAAAGTGTTAACGCCGATTTTGGTATTGATATTCTTTTTACTATTGCAGTACACAAAAAACATTTACACCATGATTTACGCAAATCACCTTTACAACTTGGCAACATCAAAGCCAAGAATCACAATGGCCGAAATCGAAGCCATGTGCCTTGAAAAAGCCAAGCATGGCGACATGTACTGCTGGGTATTCAACCCGATTGCTGATGAAGATGTTGAAAAGCTGCGAACCAACGGCTTCAAGGTTGAAAAGCACAACGATTCAAGTTACACGATTGACTGGACAAACCCTACTAATCTTTAACCTTTAATTACACACACCATGAACACACAAAAATCACTAATCGAAATCGGCATCGCCTACAACCAAGACAAGATGCAAGTTATGATGGCCATGCAAATGAACGGCAAAGGCCTTGTGGACTTCGTTTCACGCTATCCTGACCACGTTGCCATTGTGGCCTTCGACTACGCTATCAAAAGCTATCCATACGGTGCTGACATCGAACGGCACGAACAAGGCATTAGAAACGGCACAACCGTAATCGGCCAAGATATGTGGCCACTATGCACACCTTCAAACGATGAATACAGCCTTGAATTGTCAAGATTCGGCGGCGAACCGCAGCAGGACTTTGCTTGGTATTCGTTTCTAAGCGACAGCGACTTCATGCTAATTTACAGCAGCAAAAAATGGAGCATCGGCTACCAAGAAGATGACCGCTGGCTGGCAATCGAAGGCATGACCAAAGAAGTGGTTGCCAACGCTAATGCGATGCCGTTTCACGATGCTTTTGAGTACATGGTGAGAATGGTATCGGCTATCAAAGTAGGTGCTGAATGGTGCGATATTTGACGGATTCTTTGTATATTTGATGAGGCCGTAGCAAGCCAATTGCCAAATGAATAGATTAACAAAAATTGCCATGCTGCCGTTGGCTGCGATTTCCGAGGGATGGTTCCCAATTGCTACCGGATTTTGCGACTTCGGGGCATGGCATTAATAATTTTAACGCTATGTGCGGCTACATTCAACTTCATCGTAAGATAAAAGATTGGGCATGGTATCATGATTTGCCCGTAAAATCTGCCTTTATTCATTGCCTACTTTCGGCAAATTTCATGCAATCAAAGTTCGGCAAACTAACCGTTCAGGCTGGCCAATTCGTTACCAGTTATGAGAAATTCGGTGACCAATGCGGCCTAACAAAGAAGCAAGTTAGAAGGGCAATTGAAGTTCTTGAAGATAGTGGCGAAATCGTTTGGAAAGGGCACGGTAAATTTTCGCTTGTAACCCTTGTAAATTGGGCGGTTTACCAAGGTTTAGAAACAACCAAAGGGCAAACAAAGGGCACATCAAAGGGCATAACAGAAGGCATATCACAGGGCACATCACAGGGCATATATAATAAAGAAGGTAATAAAGAAATAATTAAAGAAGGTAATAAGAATGTAAGCACATACACCCGTGAAGATTTTTGCAATGATTTGTTAGGTGATTTCAAAACCGATGAAAACCTTCGTGAAGTAACGATGATGTGGCTTAAAAGAAAAAAGGTCATTACTAAGCAAAGTATGCTGATTTCAAAAAAAGAAATTGAAGGGCATACGGTTGCCGAAATGTACACGGCAATTATGTCGGCAGCAGAAAAGAACTGGGCACAGCTATACGGCCGAAAAGATAAGCAAAGCAAAGGTACATCAACAAGCCTGCCAGCTGGTAAGCCTTGGCTGGACCCAGCAACAATAGCAGCAGCCAAGGCGAGTGCCGAGCGGTTGAAGAAACTTGAAAACCGAAGCGAGGGCGTAACACAATTTTAAGCATGAAACTTATAAGCCTTTTTAAGGTTTGCATTTGTAAACTTTATTTATAACTTTGCATCATGGGAAGAAAAAGAAATCCAATTTACGATCAAGCATACGAGATGTATCTTGACGGACTTTCGCTTGAGCAAGTTGCCGATGAATTAAACGTAACGCGGCAATGTGTTTATAAAGCATTTGTAAAAAGAGGATTCAAGCTAAGAGGCCCAAATTTTAGGCCATATCAATTTTTTGATGGCAAAAAGTTTACTCTTAGGAATAATGGCTACTACGGACTAACTACTGATGACAGAATTTTGATGCATCGTTATGTTTATGAGTTTTACAATGGAAGAATACCTAATGGGTATGATATACATCACAAAAACGAACTTAAGCACGACAATAGAATTGAAAATTTAGAGTGCTTGCTTAAGAGCGAACACACAAGGCTTTATTCTCCACATAATAACCAATACACAAAAGGAAGAAAACGTGCTACACATTAGTTTATTCAGCGGAATAGGCGGTTTTGAATTGGCGTCAGAGTGGGCTGGTTGGACTAACATCGCATCTTGCGAAATCAATCCATTTGGCCGAAAGCATCTCGAATACTACTGGCCAAAAGCATATCACCACGATGATATACACACATTAACCTATGAAAAAATCGATTATGAAATGCAAAAACGATTCGGAACCCGCTGGAGAACAGATGACATTGTTCTCGTTGGCGGGTTCCCTTGACCATGCCAACCGTACAGCGCAGCCGGAAAGCGGCTCGGAAAGGAAGACGAGCGACACTTGTGGCCCGAAATGCTTAGAGTCATTCGAGAGGTTCAACCACGTTGGGTCGTGGGCGAAAACGTTCTCGGCCTTGTTAATTGGAACGGGGGATTGGTTTTCGACGAGGTGCAAGCTGACTTGGAAGCTGAAGGGTACGAAGTCCAACCGTTTATACTTCCAGCTGCAAGCGTCAACGCTCCCCACAAAAGAGACCGGGTTTGGTTTGTTGCTTACTCCGACCACAAGGAAAGAAGTTATGGATCTGGACAAATTCAAGAAACGAATGGAGAAATACCCAAACGGAACAACGATGCCGAACCTTGCAACACAGGTAATGGGGTTGCTAAAAACACCTTGTGCAGCGGACGCTTATACGGAGAACCTGAGCAAGAAGGAGCAGAAATTCGGGAACAGCGGAACGCTTGCTCAGGAGATTCAATCGGGGTTTGTGGAGAAAAGGTGGCCGGGGTTGCTCCCGACACCGACCACCAGGGACTACAAGGGGGCGAGGTCAACGGAAGCGCTGGAGAACTCAGGGAGGAATCACACGAACTCACTACCCGATTCGTTCATCCAAACTGGGAAAACTTCCCAACTAAATCCCCAATTTGTACTGGAAATGATGGGCTTTCCACCGAACTGGACGGAATTACCTTTTCTAAGTGGCGAAACGAATCAATCAAAGCAGGGGGAAACGCAATCGTGCCCCAAGTAGTTTACCAAATCTTTAAAGCAATTAACGAATATGAAAACCTACACCTTAACCGAAACAACCCTTGACCGCCGGGCCATCGAACTGGCAAACATCGTATTTCAACCCAACAAAATGGTTTTAACAAAAGAACGGGCCGCCGCCGTGCGAAAGCTTTGCACCGCATTCGACACGAACAAATCGTTTTTTTTGACTGGTGATACGGGCACAGGCAAAACAATATACACAAGGCTGTTCTTAGCGGCCCAACCCGAAAAGCAATTCACCTTCTACAACATGCGGCATTTATTTCGGGAGTATGCGGCCATGAAAAACCCTGATGAATTTATCTTGGCGTTCATCCACAAAACGAAGTACGGGCATTTGATTTTAGACGATGTCGGGGCTGATGAAGCGGTCGGGGCGTTTGGGCGGCAGAACACGATCTTGTACGACATTATCGAAAGCCGAATGGATAGCAAGTTTATTACTGGTATAATTTCAAATAACACCCTGTCCCAAATATTGGCACGATTCGGGACGGACGGCCAGCCCGATGCACGGTTAATGTCCCGATTCAAAAAGTGGGAAACGATTATCATGCCCGGTGATGACCTTCGGGGTGATGTTGAAGTGATGCCGCTTGCTGAATGGCCGAAGGTTGTTTTGCCAGCCAAACCCGAAGATGAAGGTGTGCCATGCCCGGACCATTTACGGGCTGAGATTTACGAAAAGTTGGGCATCATTGCCAATCGGGTAGTTGAAGCACCGCCAAGCAAAGCCGATGAAATGCGCAACGCTTTTTGGGGCAAATACACACCGCCACAATGAACATCACCGAAATCGAATCATACTGGCAAGGCATTGACCTGACCAAGCCGCAACCCGAAATCAACATAGGCGGCGAACGCATCAACGACCTTGGCATGTTTACCAAATCGCATATCGCAATACTGAAATACAACGCTGGCAAAAGGGCATTTCTGCCGTACTTTGAAAGGCTATATCGGGTTACACTTGCACACATGAAACTTATGGCCTAAATTTGTCGATATGCCGAAAGTTGGTGAACATCTTTTACAATTGGCCTGTGTGCGATTTTTCAGGCAGTATTATCCTGACCTATATCGAAACCTATGGCACACGAACGGCAGGGCAATCAACGCATCAAACGGGGCTGTGCTTAAAGGCATGGGTGTAGTCGCTGGGGTGTCCGATTTATTGTTTTTTTACAAAGGCACGTTACACGGCATCGAACTGAAAATGGGTAATGGTAGGCAAAGTGATGAACAAAAAGAATTTGAAAAGATGCTTAAGGCCAACGGGGGGCGGTACTACATCGTGCGCACCCTTGACAGCTTCGCAAATTTAATTAACGAAATCATCAAAAATGGTTAAACTTGTTAAAATCGGTTCGGTAAAGGGAAACAGCCGCAACCCAAGATTTATCAGGGATGAAAAATTCAAAAAGTTGGTGGCTTCGCTTGTGGAGTTTCCTGAAATGGCTAATCTTCGTCCTTTAGTGGTCGATGAAACCATGACCGTTTTAGGGGGCAACATGCGGTTAAAGGCAATGCAAGAACTGAAGTGGAAAGAAGTGCCGATTGTGGTGGCCGAAGGATTGACCGATGCCCAAAAAGATGAATTTGTGATAAAGGATAATGTGTCGTATGGCATGTATGACTGGGAGATGCTGGCCAACGAATGGGATGCTGAGGAGCTTACACGCTGGGGGCTGGATATACCCGGCTTTGATGCTGAACTGCCCAACGATGAACCCGAAGAACAAGACGCAAACAGCCTGATTGTGGAGGCCGATATGAGAACCTTAGAAGACCTTTTCGATGAACTGAAAAGCCGAGGGTTTAATGTTTCAATGAAGTAAAACTATGGCGAACAATACGAACGCTAAAAAAAAGGCGATGCTTGAAGCCCTTGAAAAATCATTGGGCATCGTTACAACGGCATGCAAGGCGGTAGGGGTTGCAAGGGTTACGCATTACGAATGGGTAAAGCTGGATGAAGAGTACAAGGCCAAGGTGGATGAAATCATGGAGGTGCAACTTGACTTCGTCGAAAACAAGCTAATTGACCGCATCAACAAGGGGGACACAGTTGCGATAATTTTCTACCTGAACAGCAAAGGCAAGGCAAGGGGATATAACAGGCCGCATGAAGAGAAGCGGGACAACGTGAAATGGCCGAGCAACTTTACTTTCAACATCGTGAAAAACGATGAAGAGGTATAATTTAAACCCGAAGCAGCACGAAACATTAACCGCAAGCGAAACCGAACGGCTATATGCTTATGTCGGTGGCATTCGGTCGGGTAAAACCATAACGGGGGCGCATTGGGCATTACACAATATCATTCATCAGCCAGAAATAAAGGGCGGCATCTTCAGTAATACGGTCAGCCAGCTTAACACGGCAACCTTATCCGAATTCATCGGGGTACTTGAAGCGTATGGCCTTTACAAGGGCGAACATTACGTGGCCAATAAAGACCCTGAACGCTACTTCGGTTATAAGTCAAAGTTTGAAAAGCACAACGGCGTTTGGTCGTTTATGAACGGGGCACAGGTGATCACGTTCAGCATCGAAACCATGATACGGGGTATTGAACTTGGCTGGTGCTGGGGTGATGAGGTACAGGATGCGGCGATTGATAGCCTGAATATCGTCATGGGCCGTATGTCGGGGGCGAAGTTTCCCCGAACGCTTTGGACAATGACCCCACCAATGGACAACCCTGATATTGATGAACTGATATGGGGCGAAAAGCAGATTGCCCATACCATCGGCACAACGTATGACAACAGTGCGAACTTGCCCGAAGGGTATATTGAGCAGCTTGAGAAGACCTACGATAGCCTGACCTTCAAACGGGAGGTGTTGGCCAACCGGGTTACGATGTCGGGGCTGAACTGGCTGTATTCATTCGACAGGCAAAAGCACGTTGGGGGTAAGGCAACCTACGACACCAGTATGCCTGTTTACGTCAGCATTGACTTTAACAATAACCCGTTTACGGCTATCTTGGCGCATCGTGGCAGACAGCAAGATGGCAAGCAGTTCATTCACTACTTCGATGAAATAACGCTAACGGCGGACCATATACAGGGAAAGACGTTCATTGAAGCTATGGTTGAGGAAATCTTCAGGCGAACACCAGCGCAGGTGCAGAACCGATTGTACTTTGTTACGGGCGATGCTTCGGGCCGCCAGCAGTCGGTGATTGCCAAGGTCGGGCAAAATATGTGGAGTGAAATCGTTGACCGCATGCGAATCAGCACCAACAACCTGCTTGTGCCACGGTCAAACCCGCCCCACCAAGAATCGCGGCGGTTGTGCAATAGCATCTTTTCAAACTACGATGAAATACTGATTAACCCAAAGTGCAAGGTACTGATACGTGATTGCGAATTCGTGAAAGCGTTACCTGACGGGGGTGTGGATAAAGGTAGCCGGGCGAAGGTTGATAAACGTGCCGATGCCTTGGATTGCTTGCGATATGATTTGCACGCCAACAACAAGCAGTTTATTTTTAGGTAGTAGCCCAGTCGGGGGTCGAACCCGAAACTCCCGAGAAAAATCGGGGTGTTACCAGTTACACTACCGGGCTGTGCAGTCAGGACAGGATTCGAACCTGTATGAATGGATAGGTAACCATTCTCCTATTTTAAGTTTGGCAACTCAATCTATTTTTTTAGCACGTCTGCTTGCGTCTACCATTCCGCCACCTGACTGTATGAATTTTACTTAGCTAACTTGATTCAGTTAAATGCTCAAAATCCTAAAGTTCAAAAACCAGCAGTCAGGACAAGATTCGAACTTGCATTTGTCACAATATTTTGTTTAGCGCTTACCATTTCGCCACCTGACTATGACACAAAACTAAATAAAATTAAAACACTTCCAAACCAATTACATATTTTTAACATATGGCAGAATACAAAGGATGCAACATTGGCCCGTCTGACCGCAAGGGCAAAAAGTACAAAGCACAATGCGGCGATAACCCTCCAGTGCATTTCGGGGCAAGCGGCTACCGAATTAAACCCGGCACGTCTGCTGGTGATAGCTACTGTGCAAGGTCGCAAGGTATCGAAGGTAGCGGCAAAGGTAGTGCGAACTATTGGGCCCGTGAACTTTGGTCATGCCGAGGTAACAAATCGGTAAGCGATAAACCATTCTTTGGCAAAATAAAACTATAACCATGCAAGATCACGTTAACCAATTACTTGAAGTAAACGACCTATGGCCCGGCGATATTGTCTTCGCTAAAATTGACCCCGAAAGCCCAGCCATCGTAGTTACCATTTGCTATGACGGCAGCGATAAGTTGAAGTACGGCGTTAAGCACGTGGACGGGGTGGATAGCTACTACCGCTACGAACTTTTAAGCGAAGTTGAAGCCGAAATCAAACGCATCACGGGTAAATGACTACCAAGGACTACATCGCCAAACTGAACAAGGCTGAACGGGCAATCAACGGCAAGCGGTTTGTTGGTTTGTCTACAAGTGTTGGGAAAACACAATTTAAGCGCATATTTCAAGATGGGCTTGATGCTAATGGAGCACCGATTAAGCCTGAGTATTCAACAAAGCCTATATATATTGGCCCGATGCAAACCCCTACCGCTGATGATGCTGGGTATTATAAGGGCGGTTACAAGGCTTTCAAAAGCAAATTAGACCGTGGCAAAATGGTATTGTTTCGTTTGTTTAACCAAATGTATCTTGAATCAATTGTCAACCCCGAACTAAAAGTTAGCGACACAGGGTTTGTTATAGCGACAGGCATGACCTACAACGCTGGCAACCCGAAGGGTAAAGTTGATGCGCTTTTAGACAAATATGGTGACGCTTTTAAGTTTTCGGATGCAGAACGCAAAGAATTTACCGAAAGGGCCGAGCAAATTGTCGTAGATTTGTTTAAATGATTTCAGACATTCTATCTTATTTGAACGCAAGGCTGCCCAATATTTCGGCAGTTGCGAGGCCGTTATGCCAGCTTGTTGAAGAAGCAGGCAAAGACGGCAACCTGCGTACTTTCCCAGTTGTGTATGACGGCAAAGGCAACCTTGACTACATTACACGTTTCGATTGGCGGACAGGCATGTCCTTTTGGTTGAAGAACGGGGCTGAAGATATTGAACTGCTGGATCGGGTTCGTGCCAACAAAGAACGGGTGCAAATCACCATACCCCTGAAGTTTCACTGGATTGGGACCCGCAGCACATGGCAGAACGACACGCAGTATTTAGAACAGTACATTTTACTTGCCCTTCAAAAGGCTATCACCGTTGATAATATCCCAAGCCTTCGGGCAACCCTTGGCCTTGACAGAATCAAAACGGTTGTCACCAATCGGCAGTATGGCGCAGAAACGCTGGACGGGGTGTTTGACAATATCGACCTTCGGTTGCCGCTGGATATGGCCGCTGCTATGCTGGAGGTGGATTTGACCATTACTGGCGATTTGAACTGCATTGTAGGTGCATCTTGTCCCGGCATTGCCGACCTTCTACTGCTTGAAAGCGGTGATTTTATACTAACAGAAACAAACGACTTTATCGAAATCTAATGGCGAATCAAAAAGTTACACAACTAACCGCTGCGACTACCAGCAACGATGCAGATGTTCTGTACGTTGTTCAGGCTGGGGTATCAAAGAAAACAACAAAGCAACTGCTAATGGCATCCACCTTGGCGGTAGCGAACAGCGCAGCAAGCACGGCGGCGTCTGCCAACACGAACGCAAACAACGCTATTGCAACGGCAAACAACGCTTTAAGCCAAGTTAATAATGCGGTGCAAAAGACAGGGGACACCATGACAGGGGACTTGGATATGGGCGGCAACCAAATAGAAAATGTTGGTACACCGATTGCCAACACCGATGCGACTACCAAGGACTATGTGGATACTGCATTGGGCGGCAAGTTAGATACTTCAGGCGGCACGATGTCGGGTGATATTGACATGGGCGGCCAAATGGTAAACAACCTTGGCACACCCGTTGCAACCGATGACGCTGCAACCAAGGGCTACGTTGATAGCGCATTGGCTGGCAAACAAAACACGGTTGCCACCACCACGGGCACATCAATAACGCTTGACACACCAAAAGAATACGGGACGTATGCCGCACCAGCAACGGGCAACATAGCGGTTAGCCTGACAAATGCGGTTAGGGGCATTGACCAAATAGTTTACCATGACGATACGGTTGCACCTGTGATTGTTGTAACAGGCGGCACGGCAATCAAGTTCGGGCCGATTAACTATGACCTAACCAAAGTAAACCTGATTGTTTTCTTTTGGATGGGCGGCACAAATGTAGGGTACATCATAACACCAGCGGTTTAATGAGAAGGTTACGGTTACAAATGATGGCGGGGGGGTTAGGCATCGACCCCGATGCGGTTGCTTTTTTGACTGCGGCGGGCATTACTGACCCGACAATATCTTTGGCTATTGACACATTGGTTAAGGACTTAAAAAACTATGGGATATGGAATAAGGCCTATGTTATCTACCCTTTTGTTGGGGGAGCGGCAGCATCGCATAAATACAACCTAAAAGACCCAAGAGATTTAGACGGTGCTTTTAGGGCGGTATTTAATGGCGGTGTAACACACAATTCGGCGGGCATTACGGGTAACGCAATAAACGGATGGTATGACACGAAATTTTCACCTTCTGTATTAAATTTGGCGGCTGGTGCTGGAATGTTTTTATTTACAGGCAACAACACTAATACTGGTGTTGATTTAAGTAATTTTGGTGGTGCGCCAAACAATGCTTTGCAAATTTATGCAAGACTTTCGGGCGATTTTGGGGCAAGATGTAATTCAATTCCTGTTTTTAGTGTTTTAAACGCAACATCAAAGGGGTTTTTTGGAACCAACAGAGAGCCAAATGACAATGTAGGTTTTTACAATATTTTAAATAACACAGAATCGTTTTTTTCTGCCGCATTTACGGCAACAAGTTTTATAATTAGCGGACTTAAAAACGGGCCTAATGGAGGGGCTTTTTCAGACAGAAACCATCAAACTGTTGTAATATCAAATGGTCTAAATAGCACAGAACGAGCAAATTTAAGAACCGCATTAAACACATTTAATGTTACTAATTTGAGCAGATAAAACACATGATAACACGCAACGAAATACCACAAGGCCAAGAAACCGAGTTTGTTGGCCGCTTAACCGAACTACAAAAGGATAGTTTGGTGGGGCAGCTATTCGCCCCTGACAGCTATTACAACCCAATTCAAGATGGCAACGAGCCGCCAAACTGGGTGATTTCGATTGAAGAAATCGACCAAACGGTGAACGAAGAATTTATGTGGGTAAAGGATTTGCCGTTGATACCTTGGGTTGCCCCTACACCAGTAAACCCATTTGAAGATGCGAGCAATTAACTACATCGTTTTGCACACCACGGCCAGCAACATAACGGCCACGGCTGACAGCATTAACCGATACCATAAAAAGGTACTGAACTGGCAATCGCCGGGCTATCATTTTATCATTGAACGGGATGGCAGAATAGTTGAGAACTGGCCAATCACGAAACCCAGCAACGGGGTGAAGGGGCACAACCATGATAGCATCAACATCAGTTACATTGGTGGCATTGATGAAAGTGGCAAGCCTGTGGATAACCGCACACCGCAGCAAAAGGACGCAATGGCTGAATTGGTGAACAAACTTGCCAAGCAATTCCCCAAGGCTGAAGTTTTAGGGCACAGGGATTTCCCAAATGTTGCCAAAGCCTGCCCTTGTTTCGATGCTAAAAAATGGTGGGCAACCGTTAAGAAATCTTAAAAAAGGTTTGGCCTATTGTATTTTAACTACATTTGGCTAAACCAAAAAGGGAACCATGAGTAAACAAAAAATTGAAATCATTGAGAAATATCTTGATGAACAGCAACCGGGATTCTTCGCCCGAACATTAGCACGTAAAATTGTAGCCGAAAACCCGGGCTTATTTGAGCAAACCGACAAAGAGATTGAATACGTTAGAAAAACAATAAGGTATCGCATTGGTGCGCTTGGCAAAAAGCATTTAGAATGGGCTAAGAACTCAGGTAAACTTCGCACCGAGTTTATTAGAGATGAAATGAAGCCAAGCGAATACATGGCCAATTTCATGCAACGTGGCGAAACTACAAGCAAGCCCGATTGGCATTTGCCGAAGCATCACCGCAAGGTGTTGGTGTTATCGGACATTCACATACCTTACCATTCTTTAGAAGCATTAGAAACGGCTATTGATTACGGGTTTAAAAGCGGCATTGACGGGATTTACCTGAATGGTGATGTGATTGATTTCGCCAAGATTAGCCGCTGGGAAAAGGATCCAGCCATTACTTCTGCCGTTGTTGAGGTCGGCATGGCAAGGAACTTCTTTGAAGGGATTGCAAATTTAGGTGTTGATGTTTATTACAAGTTAGGCAACCACGAAGACAGGTGGGAACGTTACATCTTGCAGAACGCACCTGAACTGCATGGCCTTGACGGCTTGCAATTAAAGAAAGCCCTTGGCTTGGATGATTTCGAGATTGAGTTAATCGATAGCAAACAAGTGGCGAAGTTTGGTAAGTTAAACGTGATTCACGGGCATGAATTCGGGGATAGCATCTTTAGCCCAGTAAACCCAGCACGGGGGTTGTTCTTACGTGGCAAAGCATCTACCTTGGCTGGGCACAACCATCAAACATCTGAGCATCACGAAAGCGACCTAAACGGCAAGGGAGTTGCTTGCTTTTCAACGGGTTGCCTTTGCGACCTTCGCCCAGCATATCGGCCCTTCGCTTTCACCAAGTGGAATCACGGGGCTGCCATTGTTGAAATCGAAGAAGACGGCAACTTTAGTGTTGAGAACTTTCGCATTGACAATCGTAAAGTACGATGAACTGGACTGGATTTGTTCTGCGGCATTGGGGCATCATTGCCCTGATTGCCGCTTTTATCTTGGGTAAGCAGTCATGTAACTACAAGGCCGAGGCCGAACGGCATGCAAGCAATTACGTTGCCATTCAGCAGACGGCATCGGCAACCGCCCGAACATTGACCTTGACAAATGAACAGTTACGGGCCGAAAACAAGCGGCTACTTGACAGCCTGAACATCAAAGGTGGCCGTGTTGAATTCGTGTACCGCACAAAGTGGCGGACAAGGATTGATAGTTTTGAGGTAGAGGTTGATAGGTGGCATATCGAAACATTGCCCTGCCCGATTCAGTCCTTCAAACTTGACACAATGTGCATGAAATTTGCCGCAATTGTGCATCCGGACCGCCCAGCAGTTGTTACTATTCAAACCGATTACGAATTGAACGTGGTAGGTTATTGGGAACGTCCCGGAAAATGGTTCGGCGGCAAGCTATGGAGTGCGATACTTGGCAAGAAAGATGCTTATGTCAAAATTTCATCACCATGTTTTGCCGATTCTTCTGTATATTTGAACAAATTCAGCAAAGCACAATGAACCCTATCTGCCCACAAGATTTAACACCATGCAAGGTGTTGTCTTCACCTACGAACTGCCAATTGGCCGCCGACCTTGAAATCGGGACGGCCAATCCAAGCACCGCTTATGACGTATTTATCGTGCATAATGGGTCGAAAAAGGTCTTAAAGTATGACATAGTAAGCAGCGTGAGTGGCATGCTTACCATTGATTTGACCGTAAACCCGTTGTTCTTCAACAACACCACAACATATACGCTATTCGTTGTGGCTAATGGTGATGACGTGGCGAACTTCGTACCCATTGACGGGGTTTACGATGGCTTCTTGCTAATGTTTTGGCGCAGCGATACGGCCGCACCTTCTACACAAATGATTCAACCAATATAAACAACAACAACCATGAACAACAACAATCAACAAACGGCGGTACATTGGCTTCAAGAAGCGCTGGAGGGTACAATTCTAACCCAAGACCAAACCATGCAAGTAATTGGCTTGTTTATGCAAGCCGATGAAATGTTTAAGGAGCAGATTATTGGTGCGCACTTAACAGGACTTATATACCCATTAGAAATGGAAGCTACTAAGCAAGCAGAACAATACTACAACGAAACCTTTAACCAACAACCATGACAACACTTCTTTTAACTTCGCTATTCATCTTCGGCCTGTGGCTGTCTTCAGCCGAGGGCATGATTTTAGATGACCTTCGCTGGCGATTCATTTCGCAGTTTCCCGAACTTGCAAAGCCAGTAATTGACTGCCCTACCTGTATGGCTTCGGTTTACGGCACGATTGCCTACTGGGGTGACGTGATTATCGCCAACCAACCCGTTGATGCGCTGACCGCTATCGGCTGGCCTATCTTCGTTTTATGCCTTGCTGGTCTTAACGGTATCATTTTAAAAATTGCCAAATGGTCGTAAGTAAGATTGCCAAGTGGCTGGTTAAACACTACCCTGATGCGGTGTTGGTTGCCTTGAAACCTGATGCCAAGAACTGGAAAGCTGGCTGCGAATTCATGGTGGATATTGACGGCCATAAGTATTACAAGTTTCGGGATAGCGGTGATGTGCCGTTGGTGCGTTACAAAGAAATTCAGGCTGTGCTTATTCAGTTAGATAATCGGCTTACATCAGATGAACTGACCAGCATTTTGGCAATAGCACGTGAAAGTGTGGTGGCTGCCATTGAAGGCCAAAGCCGAAAGGACAGGGGTAAAGGGTTGCAGCAATGCCTTTGGGCGATTCAGGAGGCCGAAAGTAGGCACAAAGAACTGGGGTTGCATACCGATTTGATTGTTGAGTTGGCAGCTTTAAACCTGATCCGTGACGATGAAAACCCGTTTGAAATAAACGAAACGATTCAGGCTGAGAAACTGAGGTTGTTTAAGCGTGAATTCGTCAACCATGATTTTTTTTTGTCCGCTGGCATGAACGAATTCTTACCCAATGCCGAGCAACTGGCAGACGTATGGCAGCGGCTATGGCAAGCCAGCGACCAGTTTCAAACAAAAAAGAAGGACATCTTAAAGTCGATTCTTGGCGAGATAAGGTCTTCAATTGGTTAAGTGATTTCGATGCCGATTGCTTATTTTTGTGTAATGGAGAGCATTCGCAGTTCGTTGATTTGATGGCCACAGGCACGATTAACGACTTTGTACGCTTGTTAAAACTTAAAACAAAAGAAGCCGATGGCAATCGACAAAATAGTGCTGGAGTTTCAAGCGGAAACCACAAAGCTCAAAAAGGAATTAGAAGACTTAAAAAGTAGGTTAGGCAATGTCGAAACTGCCGCCAAGGACGCTGGTAAAAAAACTGGCAAGGCCCTTGATGACGTAGGCAAAAATGCCAACGGCTTAAAAGACACCATTAAAAACCTTGGGCAACAGATAGCTGCGGCCTTCGCTGCCCGTGAGATTATTCGATTTACAAAGCAGACCATTGATGCGGCATCCGACCTGAACGAAACATTAAGCAAAAGCCAACAGATATTTGGGGATGCAAGCAAGGCCGTTGAGGACTTTGCCAGTAATTCAGCCAAGCAGTTCGGTCAATCTAAACAACAGGCCATTGATGCTGCGGCTTCATTCGGTGTATTCGGCAAATCGGCTGGATTGACCGGGCAGGATTTGAGCAAGTTCAGCACCGACCTTGTGGCATTATCTGCCGACCTTGCATCATTCGGAAACACAACACCTGAAGAAGCGGCATTGGCATTGGGTGCAGCGTTGAGGGGTGAGGCTGAACCGATTCGTAGGTTTGGGGTGTTAATGGATGAAGCCACCTTGAAACAGGAGGCATTGGCAATGGGCCTTATTGAAACAACCAAGGGAGCATTAACACCACAGCAAAAGGTGTTAGCGGCCAATGCCCTTATATTTAAGCAGACGGCAGATGCACAAGGTGATTTCGCAAGGACTTCGGAGGGTGTTGCCAACCAACAACGGATATTAGAGGCCACATTTAAAGATCTTCAAACAGAGGTAGGGCAGAAATTACTGCCAACCTTTAATTCAGCATTGAAATCTTTAAACCAAATTCTTGAGAATCTTGATGCGGACACCGTGATGTCTTTTGCCAAGGCGGCAGCCGCAGCGGCATTAGCGTTTGGAGGTTGGAAGTTGGGCCCGTTAGTTTCTATGTTGCCACAGGTTGCCAAGGGTATTATGACAATGAATGCCGCCACATTGTCATTGAATAAAACGCTGAAAACAAACCTATTCACAGCGGCATTTGCATTCGCATTGCCATATATCATTGATTTTATTGATGGGGTTGATGAGGCTGGCGAGGAAGTAGACCAATTAAGCGAAAGGCAAGAGGAGTTAAAAAGCGTAACCGAAAGGCTTGTTGAGGCAGAGACAGAACAACTTGGTGTTGCAAATAACTATTTCTCAGCATTGTCTAAGACAAACCCAAAAAGTCAAGAGAGAAAAGAACTTATCGATGAAATCAACAAACGATATGGGACTACTTTAAAAAACCTTTCGGATGAAGTTGCATTTCAAAATCAGTTAAAGGAGGCACAGGACAAAGTTATTGAGGGCATAAAAGCAAAAATTGCCCTTCAAATTCAGGAGGAGAAATACACGACCCTACTAAAACAAAGGGCAAAATTTGCTGGCCAAGCAACCCAAGAGGAGGCAAAACTTAATGCTTTAGAAAAGAAGTTTTTGGAGGAAAGGGGTATGACCGTTGCTCAGTACAATCAAAGTTTGGTAGACCAAAGAATCAATGAATTAGCATTAAGCGAAACTGAAAGGGAAAAGGCAGAACAAACAAGGAGGGTAATTACAACTGGTGATGACCTTTTAGTTCAAATTGAAAAGCAAGCCAAGGCATACGATGTTGCCCAAAACGAGGTTACTAAAATTGACAGCGAGATTAACAATCTTGACGCCGATACGAAAAGCCTTGTAAATAGTATGTCATCATTGACTACCACAACGAATGACAATACCAATGGAAACGGGAAAGCAAAGACTGCCATTGAACTTGTTACAGAGGAAATTTCTAAGCTAAATACAGAGGCAGAACTTCTTGCATTTAAAGGTGATTGGATTGGGGCAAAGAAAAAAACAGAGCAAGCAAATCTTCTGCAAAACCAACTTAATGGACTGAAAAAGACCATTGAAGAATTTAATTCTGAGGTAAATATTCAAAGGCCTGAAATATTGCCAATGGAGCCTGCCGACACGGGTACAGATACATCGCTGCCCGAACTGCCAATACCTGATGTAATGAGCATTAAGGTAAAACTTGATGTAGATGAAGAATCGGCAGAAAATGCGGTAGTTTCAATTCAGGCCATTCACGAAGCGGCATCAAATGTGGCTGGTGGATTGTCAACATTGGAAAGCAATTTTGGCCAAATGGTAGGTGCGTTTGCTGCCCTTAGCGGTGAGAATGCCGAGTATGTTAAAGCATTAGCCGTGATTCAGGTTCAAATACAAATGGCTTCGGCTATTGCTGCCGCTATTGCTGGCGCTACTTCATCAGCAGCAACAACAGGGCCGGGTGCACCTTTTGTTTTGGCTGGGTATATCGCATCAATGGTAGGGGCTGTAGTTGGCGCATTCGCACAAACAACACAATTGCTATCTGCCGAAGTGCCAAAGCCGGGGTTCTACGATGGTACGGCATACCTTCAAAGGGGTGGCAGCCCAAAGGGGAAGGACACCATCCCGATTATGGCGCATGAGGGCGAGGCTATTATCCCAACACGAAACAATTTGCAATATCCGGGCCTTGCAAAATCGTGGATTGAAGGCAACCTTGACGGCTATATCAATAACAACTTTGTGCGCCCAGCATTGATTGAGCAGCAGCGGCAAGCAGAAGAAGATTTTGCCGACCGATTGGCGAGTTCAATGGCATTGCAGATGTCAAGTAACTTTGATGACTACCGACTTTATCGGGCAATAAAAGAACAAACGGCAGTCAATAGGACTGGCTTTGAAACCATGAAAATTAACCGCAAAAAAATAAGAGGTGGAAGGTAATACCGCAATAGTAACGCTTAACAGCATCAACGTAACTGGCGATGCTATGGGCGTTGAAGACATTAAAGAACGCATCTACTGGGATGAAGAAGCCCGTGGGCTATTGTTCGACTTTGAAGGCGAGATAACCTTTACTGGGGACACCTACCGATTTTTGCAGCAACGGTTTCGTGATGACTACGATACCCCTGTGCCGTTGAACATCGTTGCATATAATCCACATTCAGGCGCATTTGAAGCGGTTGTTAATGGGTTGATATTTACCAGCGATTGCGAGTTTAACCTATACGAAAAGACCGTATCGTGCCAAATCGTTGATAGGGGATTTTTCGCCAAGATCCGCAATAACGTAAACATTGGATTCAGCCTTGGCGCACCCGATAGCAAGTTGGGCGAAGACATTAGTTCTGCGGTTACCATTACCGATGTTCAAGAAATAAGATTTATGAATCTGCCTGTGCCAATCACGATACCCGGGTTTGGCCGCAAGTCAATGACTGCTTACGATGCTTTAAAGTATCTTGTTGCTGCCATGAGTGACGGGCAGATTGGCTTTGTATCTAATTATTTAACCCCTGTTGTTGGCCAAGAAACGGCCCATATTTTAAGCGGTAGGCAGTTGAGGGGTGATGCCATTGACATCGGCCCTGTGGTTTCGTGGAGTGAGTTATTTGGGGACTTGTCGAAACTATACAACTTGGCCTTTGCCGTCGAAGAATACAACGTAGGCCAATGGAGAATTCGTGTTGAGCCTATTGATTACTTTCGGCAGTCGCAAAGCATTAACCTATTCGATGTTGATGCTGGGGTTACCGAGAGTATAGATACTTCGATGTTGTATGCTTCGGCCATTGTTGGCAGTTCAGAAACGAGGGAGGATTTTGATACACCAAGTTCTGTTCAGGCGGCGGCATTGGTAATGACCAACTGGAATTGGATTCCCAAGACCCCGTTTGTATTTCAATGGCAAGAGGACTATTATTTTCAGTACAATTCAAACGTAGATAGCGAATGGGATTTGCGGTGTTCTGTTTTGATTACGCATACCAACCTTATCTATTACGTAATGTGCATGCGGTTTTTAAACACACCCGGCAATCCCGATTTTGATGATAGCTACGATGAAGATGCTTTTTTGATTTCGTGCTTTTACAAGAACGCACCGGGCAATGTAAGCACACCCGTACTTAGTTCAGTCGGCACACCGCCGATATTCAATGTATTCAACAACAGCATCAGCAACTACAATGTAATGATTAGGAATGCGGATGGAGTGCCGGGTAATGCCGCCAGCCAATATGCAAGTTTTGGCCAGCAATATTTCGATGCGTACTATGTGCCTGAATTTATAAACATCCCATACTCAAAATTATTAGCAAGGGATGAAATAAATCAATCGCCGGGGCCACCTAAAAGGATGTATCTTATATACAATTATTTTAGCGGTTCGCCTATTGGTGATTGGGCTTCAAATTTAACGCTTGCGGGCCCTGTATTTGATGACTTGGTAGCACCAAACAATCTGAACTACTTGGCAATTACTGGGGAGTTTACCGATATAACTGTTAAGGGTAGCGACCCCAGCACAGGGTACAACATAAGTAATTCAACATGGGTTTGTCAAGTGCCAGCATTGTATTCTTTTAGAATTAAGGGGTCTATTTTCATCAACTGGCTTTCAAATCTTGGCTTTAGTTCATACACCACTTTTGAATTTATTATTGCGCAATGGGATTCATCTTTAATAGGGGTGAAAACGATAAAGAAAACAAGCCCGTTCTTTCGATTTAGCCAAACATCTGATGAAAGATATAGGGATTTCGATTTGTTTTTTGGCATGTTTAATGCAGATTCTGG